GTTTCCAAGATGGACCCATTTTCAAACTCAGACACCCCCCCTACCGGGTACCCGTCCAGACCCACCGGCCTGTAAGCCAGCTTTGCACGCTCAATTGCCTCCACATCATCACCGTAACGGTCCTCAATGCTGCGGCAGGGTCCATCGTGACAGCCTTTGCATACCGACCGAAGATTGCCGGGGTCGAAGTGTCCCGCCTCATAGAGGTGATGCGGCCTTGTGTGATCCACTACCGCGCTTGTGCGCTTGCGTTTGCCTTGCTCTAGCAGGGTGCCGCACATCCGGCATGTCCATAGGTCTCGGTCTAGCACCTCAAGCCGGAGCCTGCGCCAACGTGGCGTCCTGTGAAGATCAGCCACTACCTGCTGCCCTCATGTCTCCATGCCATGTGGTTAGCCTCGCTGGGGGTTTGCGTATCGCCGCCGCGTTGCGCCTATGTGCGCTGAGAAATGGCGGAAAGCCGAGGAGTCGAACCCCCATCCTTTCGGAGTCGTCACGGTTTTCAAGACCGCTTGCCGCCCGCGCAGCGAGACTTTCCGTATATGTGGCAGAGCGCATCGGTCCCGACCCGAAGACCTTGCGGCCCGTACAGATTAGCAATCTGCCCCAGCACCTAGCTAGTTTACGCTCTGCGTTGTCTGATGACCCGCGCATGTCCGAGGCCGTAGCCAAGTGCAGAGGCGCGTGTCGTATGTTGGGGTATCCGGCTCATGGCTTGGGATAGCGGCCTTGCGTTCGCCCCGTTGCTGCCTTTGCCCAAGCGGTTCATAGCAGCGAATGTGTTGGCGGCGGCACCGGATTCGAACCGGACCCGATAAACTAGGTTGGACCCTAGCTATCCTGCCCATGCAGCGTTCCGCCGATATGGTGAGACGCGCCCGGCTAATGACACACCGGCTGCCCTGCTGGGGATAGTGCCAGACGCGCTCTGCTCAGTTCATCGACTCGCAATGACCTGAGCGGAAAGCGCCTAACTTGGTTGCGGAGGATGGATTTGAACCACCGACCTCTAGGTTATGAGCCTAGCGAGCTACCCGACTGCTCCACTCCGGCACCAAGCTGGAATCAAAAGCGCCCAGCATCCTTTTCATACACTGGGCGCAAATCGCTTGCGATTATATTACGCTATTCCGCCCCGCTGGTCAACAACCTCAGACACCTGTTGCAGCGCCTCGACAAAGCGGATTCCGCGCGGGGTAATCCCCTCCGGCGTCATGGGTTCAATCCGGCCCTTCACCACGTCCCAGATAGCCGTCTGCTCAAGTGCTGAGAGGTGCATGAGATACCCGTGCCAGCGCGTCCATGCGTTTACCGCATCCCGGTGCTGCTCATCCTCGCTGCGGAGATCAACCTGATCGTCCGCGCGGGTGCCGAACCGCTCCGGCTCAGTCTCGATCTTGGCCACCTTCGGATGCATACTCACGCCAAGCACCATCCGATGATAGCGGTCATTGGCCTGCGTAAGCCCCGTGTAGACGCGCCAAAGCCTCGCCGCGCTGTCAGGGTCGCAAAATGCCCTAATGGCCCTCCCTGCCGCCTCTCCGTAAGCCTGACGGGCCATTTCCTCGCGTGAGGTGGCGGGATCAAGCCCCATCATGCGGGCGCGGGCGTCCAAGACGGTATGCCTCGCCTCTGGGTCTGCCTCAATCTGCGCCATCCTTGCCCGTCCCTGTAGCTTGCGGGGGTTGCCGACCTTCGCCAATTCGGGGAGGTCCAGCTTTGCCCGCCGCTTGTTCCGTAGTCGCTCAGCCTTGCTGGTCATTGAATAGCCTTTCTGCCTGCTGGATCGGACACGAAAGCGCCCGGTAGTAGTCCACCATGTTCTGCAACGGGGCATTGCGGCCCCGCTCTTTTGCCAGCTTCCGTTTCGCGTCCATGAATTGCCGCCGATACTTCTCCACCGTGCTGGCCTGCGTCTCGACCCGCTGCCGTAGCTTGGCGTTGTCTCGCTCTAGCTGGTGGATGCGTTGGGAGGGGGTCATTGGATAATTCCCGCGAAAGTCAGTGTTAATAATGCGAAAAGAAGCGCGACCATCGGCAGCATGGATAGGGCAAACCCCCACTTCGCGCCGCCTGAGAGACGGAAGCAGAAAAACATCCAACCCCAAAATGCCCCGATAAAAGCCCCCGCCCCGATCAGGACGCCGAGAGCCTTTGCCATTGCGATCCAGATCATGCCCCAGCCTCCTTCACAGCCGCCGCTATCCGGTCCTTGCAGCTAACGTGGGCAAGCTGGTACTCGTAACAGCTTCCGTATTTGCCGCGCGTGACTACGCCCTCTGCCAGCATCCGGCGCAGGGTGGTGTCGAGCGAGGCCATGGGGTTCTTGCTGAGAAAGCCAGACCGCTTGACGATCTTAGCGAGGCTCAGGCGATCCCCGTCCGATAGGGCATCCATGATGGCTTCGCGGGCGGTACTGGGCCTTCCCTGAGACAAGCGCCAGACGCTAATCCTCAACTGGCCCTTGCAGATGAACCCAAGCGCAAGGATGCCTTGCTTATGCAGGGCGCTTAATGCCGCGCGGGCGCTCTCTATCCCCGACCGACCGGAAAGGCCCACTGCCGTTGCAACATCAGACGCCGTGCGCTCGCGGCCATCTGCCATGAGGTCCGCAATCTGCTGCTGCCGGGGTGTCGCCCTCGGCTCCTTGGTTTTCGGGCGCTGTGCATCCTCGCGCATCTTCGTGGCCAGCCAATCCTCCAGCCCTTCCGGTGACGGGTCATTGCGCAGAGTGAATGCCGGGACGCTGCTTGCTGCCTTGATGTGCGCTTGCGTGGTGTGATGGCGGATCATTGCGGTCATTGCGCTGCCCCCTGTGTTGCCGTTTCAGTGAGTGACCAGAGGTAATGCGTACCAACGTCGCGGCTCACCACTTTGCCACCCCTGCGAAGCTGGCCCCGCAGGCAGTAGCCTATCTGGTTCGTCGTTAGGTCAGCGCCTTTTTCCCGCACCTTTTCCGCGATCTGGCGGGTTGTCATTTCGCCCTGCATCACAGACATGACCAGCCGGGAGATTTCCCCGCGCGGCAAATCGTTGATGTTTCGCCGCGTATCCTCAGAGCCTTTCAGCAAGTGACGATCCACCTTTCCTGTGCTGTAAACATTGCTAAGAAAGTCAGCATCCATGCCCGCCAGTTCGCAAACCATGCGGAAGTCTTTGCCGCACTGGCGTATCCAGCGGTCAGCCGTGATCTGCTCCATCTTGTCTTGCCGCGCGTTGCCGTCATAGGTGGCGTCGATGAAAGCCCGGTGCAGAACGGCCTGCCACATTTCACGCGATGCCGCTGCGCCGCTGTGGGCATGTACCTGCTCGTCAGATGCGATTAGTCCGATGTGGCTCATTGCATACGCTCCCCTGCTGGTGGGTTGTTGACGCCGAAAGGCGATAGGCTCTCAGGGTCGCGGGATGCGAAGCCCTGCCGGACAACGCGCCATGTCAGCCCGTTGCGCTTTACGAAGTTGTTGAGGTCCACAAGGCGCATCTCCAGCACCTTCGCCGCCTCTGTCTGGGTCATGCCCCGCGCTTCCAGAGCCATGACGGCTTCGGCCTTTTCAAGCGCGTGGCGGTCGAGCATTTCTTTCCATGTCTCGGTCATGCCAGCGCCCCCTCGTACATCTCAAGAATTGCGGTTTCCTCGGCCAAGTCGTCGCGGTCACGCTTGCGACGGGCGATTACCTTGCGGACAATGGCGGCGTCATACCCAAGGCCCTTCAATTCCGCGAAAACCTCCTTCGTCGCTTCGGCAATGTCGGCCTTCTCGCTGTTGAGGCGTTCGATCCGCTCCACAAAGGCGCGGAGTTCGTCGGCTGCTACTCGGTCGGTCATTGTGCGGCCCTCCCGACGAGCGAGCGGCTGATCTTTTCCAGCCCGGTCAGAACGCCATGCACCCAATCCACGACAGGCCCAGTGTGGTGCTTGCCGTCGAGCAATAGCCGATGTTCCCCCGTGTCGTTTTCTGTAATGTTGGCGCTAATCGTATCGGCCTGCCATTTGATCGCCCCTTCAAGTTCTTGGATGCGGTCAGCTTGGGCGCGCATTATCCCGGCGTATTTATGGCCCGCTGGATATCCCAAAGCCTTCGCCTCATCGTCCAGTTCTGCACATGCGGCCTCCACCGCCTCGCGTGATATGTCGGTCATGCTGTCTCTCCTGTGTGGTTGGCGCGGCGAACTGCGAAGCCCGCCTGCTTGACGTATTCGGCAACGCGGGCGCGTTCCTCGGCTGTGGGTTCGGGGCGTTCCGGCTCCGCTGGCGCGGGCTGGCGAACAAGCGTTGGGCGCGGCATGGCCTCACGGGCCAAGACATAGATTGCCCCCGGTGTCGGCTTGCGGCGCGGCTCTTCGCGCTGGTACTGGATGCAGGCTTTCTGGATTGCGTCTTGCGGCAAGCCTTCCAGCACATCGGCCCAATCCTTGCCCATCGCTGCCGTTAGCGCCTCGCTGTCGTCGTCGCGCCAGTAGTGGCTTAGAAGGGTGAACGAGCGGCCAGCGATCCACTCACGATGAGATTGCCGCTCCTGAGATGAAGGCGTTTTGCTTGAATTCTGATTTGCTAGGGCGTTTGTCATTTTGTCCTCCGTGGATTGCTCTGAAAGGGGCTGGCGTTATTGCCGGGGCGTTCTTGGCGGCTGCGAAGTGGCGCAGCGGCTCAATGAAATATCTGAGGCTACCGGGCGGGCCGTCGCGCTTGCGCTTCGCAGTCTCGGCCACGATTTCGAGCGTCTCGCTTTCGCTGAGAGAAAGATCATTGCGGGCCTTGTCGAACTCCGCGAACTCTGCGCGGCCTCCGATGGTCCTGCCATTTGCTGTGAGTCCCGATGCGTCATGGCCTGCGGCAACCAAAACCTTCTCGCGAAAGGTCAGGTCCGCGCCCGCGCTATCATCATCAATCTTATCTGTATTTGGTTCTGGTTCTTCGCGATATGTCTGCGACGGCTTTTCTAAGCTATTGTTTTTATTATGTGCGCCGCTGTTTTCAGCGAGATTATCTCCAGATTTACTTGAGATTATCTCCGGTTTATCTCCAGATGATCCCGCGTTAATCTCCAGATCAGAGGTTTTAGCCTGCCCGGCGGATGAGGCATTTTCGGATTGCTGCCCCTGATATTTCTTCTGCTTGGCCTTTTCCTTCTCCGCTCTGCCGTTGCAGATCAGGCCGTCTTTTACGCTGATCTTGCCCCGCTCAATCAGAGATTTGCGCAGCGAATTCCACTTGCGAACAGATGTGCCAAGTTGGCCCGCGATGTACTGGGGATCATCTGGCAAGCCCCGTGCGCCCATCATATAGATGAGGTCCAGCACGAGGCCGTATGCGCCCTTCTCTTCCAGCGACATGCCTGCCGTGCCTTCAAAGAAGTCGCGCGGGTAGCGGGGATAGTAAGGTAGAGCGTTCATGCGGCCCCCGTTTCTGCTGTCTTGACGCCCCACTCGCTGAGGCATTCGCGCACGTCTTCAATGCTGCGGACAACGGCCACCCGATAACCAAGGCTACGCAGTTGGTCGTGAACCTCTTTCTGCGCATCGGGCACGCGCCTGCCCTCGGCTTTCACCTCCAAGAAGAACGCGCCCAATTCGGCAGGCGGCATGACCACAAGGTCAGGGAAGCCCGTGACGGTCCCTGCCAGCTTGTTGTTCTTCGCATGAAGCATTGCAGCCGTGCCGCGCTTGCGGCGGTGCTCGTTAGGGCTATGATGGACCAAGGCACCCGGCAGGACGCGCCGCAGGAAAGCGACGATGCTGCGCTGGATCGGCCCTTCTCTGTCGATAGGCTTTGCCATTAGCTGCGCCTCGCAATCTCGCGGTCGATGTAGAACCGGGCCTTTTCCAAGTCCTCAATCGCATCGCCCTTGAGGTCTGCCCGCCAAATGTACTTAACGGCATTGCCGAGGCAGAACCCCATGTGTTCGGTGATCTGGATGCACTCCACCTTCGACGGATGGCTGGTGTAGTGCGGCGGCTGGTTAACCATGTCGGGCTTGTCGCTCATACACGCACCTCAATGACGTCGGAATTCCCGACATCATCCCCGGCCTGCGCCTCCAGCGAATAGCTTGCGACCCGCGCCCCGGTGTCTGTCTCGACCATGGCGCGGTTGATCTTGTGCCCCGCTTGGCGAAGGTCATAGATGCGGCCTGAAAGCCGGAAACAGCCGCACAGGCTAAGCGCGTCCATCGGCGTGATGTGACGGCCTGCCTTGAGGGCGGAGAGGATTTGGTCGGTCTGGGTCATAGGTCGAAGCCCTCCTGTTCTGCGTCGGAACGGCTCAACATCAGCAGGCGGGTATCTTCGGGGCGGGTCTTGCCATCCCAGACATACCAAGCGTTGAGCATCGGCGGCGCACCGGCTCCGGTGAAGTCAATACGCCAGCGCATGAGGTAGACACGGGCGGGAGGATTCCGCGCCCAAAGGCCAGCCCGCGATTCCGCGCCGGGCCAGTTGAACGGCAGCAACAGCGCCATGTAATCAACGCCGAGAACGTCCAACGCGTGGCGGTTCCATGCCCCTGTATTGCACTCGCAAAAAGGTGGGTTGGTTACGATTGCGTTTGCTGGTGCCGTCGAAAAGTCATAGAATGAGCGAAGGTCAGCTCCCGCGCCACGGTCTACAAGATCCGAGCATGTGACGCTGTATCCCGCCGCCTCAATTTCGCGCGCCATAGCGCCATCACCGCAGGCAGGCTCCCAGATGGTAGGGAACCGATCAAGATATGCTTTCTCAGCCTTTAGAATGGCTCTGGTTGGCTCTGGCGGGGTTGGGTAGAAGTCGTCTTTCTCGCGCGGCATCTCGTCCACAAAGACAGGAACGCCGTCGATAAGATCCGCCATTACCGGATGCGCCGTTTTCCCGGTCGCTCTGAAAAGCCCGCGCGCGCTGCTCATACGTCACCCCCAAAAGGCCCGGCGACGGGGAGAAACGCCGCCGGGCTAGTTGGCCGACCGTCATGGCAACGGCTGGCTACAGGAGGAACTGACGCAGTAACGTACCGCTGCGCCTCGGATGCTGGGGAGGTCATGCTGCGATCCAAAAAATGTAGGCCAGCGTTGTGAGATTGATGACTATGGAGATTGCGCAGATGATATTGGCCTTGCCGTAAGCGGATAACGCCCGATCATACGCTGCCAAGGATGATTGCTGCATGTCCTCCGCAAGGTCTGCCGCTTCGCTTGCTGCATCAATCGCGTCAGCTATCTCGCGCAGGTATTCGGCGCTTATGTGACCACCACCACGAGCCGCATGGACGCGCAGGCGCTCTGGCAGGGTCAGTATGTCGGGGGCTGTGCGTGTGGTCATTGCGCGGACTCCGCCATCTTCTCGCGGATCGCCTTAATGGTAGACCAACGAAGTTCACGACCCGCCTCTAAGTCGCGCAGCAAGTTGGGGTCTCTGACGGCCCAAACACCAAAAGCGGTTTTGGAAACGCCATGCTCTTTGCGGTAGCGGGAAATGTCCGCAACCAGCCTTTCAATTTCGGGGTTTTGGGTGTGTGCGTTCATGACACAATTTTAGGAAACTTCCTAATGCATTGCAAGCATTTTCACTAGGACACTTCCAATTAGACGGGACGCGCCCATATAGGCTATATCCTAATCCATGGAGAGAGACCCAATAAACATGCTAGTCGCCAAGAACATCAAAGACTTGATGGAAGCACGTCATATCGACGCGGCGAAGCTGGCAAGAGCAGCGAACATTAACCCGACAGGTATCTATGATATTCTGTCAGGTAAGAGCCAAAGCCCGAAGATCGTAACCTTAGATAAAATTGCTAAGGCTTTGCGAGTACCCATTTCCGCACTATTTGAAACGGCCACCGATCTCGAACTCAAGTCAGATATTCTCGCCCTTATTGAGCGCCTACCCGCCCCTCAGCGTGAATTGCTCCTGAAGACTGCTCAGGCTTGGACTGAAGAAGCCGAATAACTTCCAATTTCAGCAGAATTAGCTGCCCCCGCGCCATTGAGTTAACCTCGGTGGCGTTTTTTTGTCCTAATGTGTTCATGCTTTACCCCCCAATGTTAACTTAGATAGCATAACGAACCTGTGTGTGTATATTAGGAAGTTTCCGAAAATACTGCTTGACGATAGGATATTTCCTAACTACCTTCTTTCCTACAGGCCACAACGGCCAGCCACAAGGCACATGGAGAGAACGCAATGCAACACTTCACCTTTGACACCAACGACCCCGCCCCGATCTTCGCGCACATCACTGCTGCTGGCGAGGCTGCGGGATTCACAGCCGAGGCGCTCAACCAGCTTGTTGACTGCTTTGAGCAAGACCTCCCCAGCATCTATGACCTGCCGCCCCTCGACTGGCACCGCGTAGACGACGACACCCCGCAAGGTGGTGCGCAGGAGGCGGCGCGATGAACTGGCAACCTATCAAGACAGCGCCGAAGGATGGGAGCATTTTCTTGGCATGTAATGCAAACCCCGGCTTTCAGAAACCTGCCTGCATTTATTGGGACGATGGGTCGAGGTCTCTTAGCATTACGGGGCATTGGCGGACATCGTTCCACGAACCAGCCGGGGTCAACCGTTTCACCCACTGGATGCCCCTCCCCGCAGCCCCCGTAGACGACGAGCAGACGCCCCCTAGTGCGGCGCAGGCGGTGCGGACATGAAGCAGACAGGCGGATATTTCGACAGCGGGTGTAGCTTAGAGGTTGCAGAGCCTGATCCGAACGGTTGGCAGCCCATCGCTACCGCGCCCAAAGATGGCACCGGGTTCCTGTACTTCCAGAAGCTGCCGTTTGGGCAGAAATGGATTGGCAGCGCAATCTATCATGAGGGCAAATGCCTGCACGTTCAGTGGAGCGGCGAAGAAGCCGAGTGGACGACGATCAACCCCACGCATTGGAAGCCGCTGCCCGGCGATCCGGTGGCAGCATGACCCCACGCTGGACCGCCCAAGGCGACGGGCTGTTCACGGCACCGGGCGGCTACTCCGCAGACCAGCACAGCCCGCTAGAGGACCGCTACACGCTGCTCCTGCCCTGCGGTGCCAAGCATACCGGGACCGCGCAGGAATGCCGCGATTTTGCGGCGAAACACGCAAAGGAGAACGCATCATGACACTCCACCAGCCTATCCCACAGGTGCCGCTATCACAGCCCGCGCCGATGTATCTCAAGCAAGCCCCGCTGGCAGACAGTGAATGCGACGTAACAGACGCATGGAACGAGCGGAACGACCCTGAGAACGAAGAAGGCGCAATTGCGACAGCCTTCTTTGAACACGCAACCGACCACGGGCAGACGCAGGCGACGATGATCGGCCTCGCCATCGAAGAGGACGGCCTGACGCTATTTTACACCGGCTATGGGGCGCTCGCAATGCTTGGAACGCAAGCCGTTTGCCGGATTGAGCAGGTACACGGGGAGACGCTGTAATGACCGATTACAACGATGGTAAATGGCACCGCTGGGACAATGGGTCGCGACCTATCGACTCCCGTTCAAAGGTTGATTTCCTCACCAGAGAGGGCATGAAAACCGATTGGGTGGCTGGCAATTGCATATGGGGCGATACGTGCCACCCGATCTTAGCCTTCCGCGTCACCGAAGAATACAAAGAGCCGCGCGAGTTCTGGCTGCTTGAAATAGATGGCGGCACAACAATTGCCTTAGAAAGTGATGTAGGTGACTGCATCCATGTCCGCGAGGTGCTGGAATGATCACGCAATCCCACCCCTCCGAACACGTCCAACGCCAGCAGAGCGAGCCGCGCAAGATGCTGACCGTGCCGATGTTCGTCGCCGGTCTGGCGCTATCCGTAGCGGGCCTGATCGGCGGGCATATCGCAAGCAAAGGCATCGCTAATGTTGCGCACTTCAACGCGAACACGCCCTTCACCATGAGAGGATTTTGATATGAACGCCAAGACCGATATTAAGCCGCAGCACAACTGCATCGCAATCGCGCTCGCCGCAGCACAGGCTCAGATGGGGCGGGCTCTCAAGTCCGCGACGAACTCGCACTTCAAGAACAAGTATGCCGACCTCGCCAGCGTTGTCGAAGCCTGTATGCCCTCACTTAACGCGCATGGCATCGCAGTTATCCAGCCGACCACGGATGAGGAAAGCGGGCGCTTTGTTGAAACGATCCTCATTCATGGCGAGAGCGGCGAAACGCTCAAGTGCCGCGTCCCGCTGATCGTGCAGAAAAATGACATGCAGGGCTACGGCTCCGCAGTTACCTATGCCCGCCGCTATGGGCTTATGAGCATGGCTGGCATCGCGCCGGAGGACGACGACGGGAACGACGCGGCCAAAGCCGCGCCCAAAGAGCGCCGCCAAGAAAAGCCAGCCCCCCCCAACCCCGAAGCCGTGGCCGATGGGATGATTGCCGCAGTCAAAGGCGCAGATAGCGAAGACCGCCTGAAAGGCATTTGGAGCAGCGACAAGTTCAAAGCTGACTTGGCGTGGCTGCGCAAGCAAAGCCCAGAGAAGGCCGCTCACGTTGAGGCTGCAAAGGACTTCCGCAAGCAAAGCCTCTCACAAGCGAACCACGACCTTGACGACGAACTGCCCGAATTTGAGGACGCATAAAATGAACGATATGACCCCCGCCGCAATCGGCCACAACGGCCCGCCCGACCCCATTGACGAAATCAACGCCTCTTTCGAGGCCGACCGCGAAGAAGCCTCCAACTGGACCGATGGCGCACCCGTTGAGAATGAAGCGCAGATGAAGGCGGTAGACGCCCTGCGCAAGTCCATGCGGGAATGGCGTCTATCGCTTGAGAAGGGCCAGAAGGCCGCGACCGCCCCGCTCCGCGCCGTGTATCAGGCCGAGTTGGACCGTTGGAAGCCGACCATTGAGGACGCCAAGCGCATCGAAGGGTGCCTTGTCTCAACTGTCGATGCCTTCAAGCGCAAGCTGAAAGCCGAGAAGGAAGCCGACGAACGTGCAGCATGGGAGGCCGCGAACAAGGCCCGCCGCGAAGCCGAGGAAAAGGCCCGCGCCGCAGATGCATCCAACCTTGAGGCACAGCGTGAAGTTCAACAAGCGAAAGATGCCGCGATTGAGGCCGAGAAGGCCGCGCAGGCTGCGAAGAAAGATCAGGTCAAAGGGCTGCGCACCGTCACCCGCTACAAGATCGACAGCCACAAGACCGCGCTGGCCGATATCTACAAAACCGACCCGGAAGCAATCGTTGCCTTTGTCGATGAATACGTGCGCCGGAACCACAAGACCCGCGCCATTGCTGGCGTGACCGTAACCCAAGAGCAAGAGGCATACTAATGCAGAAACTAATCATCGCAGGCACCACGGGCAAAGACGCCGTGTTGCGCCGTACAGGCAGCGGAGACGCCGTGCTGGGGTTCTCGCTGGCCGTGGATAACGGCAAGGACAAGAACGGCCAGAAGCGCGAAACCACATGGTACGATTGCAGCATCTGGGGGAAGCGGGCTGAAAGCCTTGAGCGGTACATTACCAAAGGCACCAAGCTGACCCTTGAGGGACGCCCGACCGTCCGCGCCCACGAGGGCAAAGCCTATCTCGGCATTTCCGTAAGCGACCTGACGTTTCAAGGCGGCGGGGATAGCGGCGGTCAATCGCAGGGCTATGACAGCGGCAGCACGGGCAACTATGACGCGCCGAGCGGCTACGGCGCGGGCGGTAACCCGAATAGCGGGCGCGACCTAGATGACGAAATTCCATTCAATTACAACTACTTGTAAGACATGATG